AAAGTTGTAATAGTTGCCATAATGTTTCTCCTTAAGCAGCGTTGTATTTAGCAGTGACGATGCCTTCAGGACGCAAGATTTTGCGACCATAAAGATGCATACCACGCACGATGTCAGCGAAGCTGTCAGGATCACGATATGTTTCAGTCTTGGTGATTTGCTGAGCAGAAGCAACAGCAGAGTCATGACCGCCAACAATCACACCGTAGTTGGAGTTTTGGTTAGCAGTACCTGAAGTACCAGCACCAGTACCAATTTTTGGCAGGTTGTTAGAAACATAGATACGGAAGCCATGCAAGTTGTTAATGACCAAGCCGTTCTGCAAACCAGAACCACCAAAGTCACTATTCAACAAACGGCTGTCTTCGTCCTTCAACATTTCGATGAACACAGGATCGACCACCAACCAACGACCAGCGGAATCAACAAACTGTTGATCCAACAGACGACCCATACGAGACACAACCATCAAAGGTGATGCCACATCTGTAGGCAATGCTGTTGCACCGGGAAGGCGAGGAGCCAAAGGAATGGAATGATCACCAGCAGAAGCTGTAGTGATGTTACCAAAGCTACCTTTTTTCAGCTTCATAGAAGCCAACAACTCATCAGCACCAGCGGCAGTAACTGCCTTAGTACCAGCGGCTGCTGTACGAGCTGTGTCAGGATTCACATGCTTTGCAGACTGTGAAAAACCAGACAAGTAACCCAAGACATCTTGGTCATACTGATCACGCAAACGATACGCTGCACGATCAGAAGCCATCTGCATGAAGTTCACATGTGAGTGAGCTGCTTCGATGTCATCAATCTTGAAAGCGTAGTAGTTAGCTTGGTCAACAACCAAGGTGAAGTCTTCATCATTCAGATCTTGAGCAGTGATCTGTGTACCACGAGCATAGCTCTGTACGCTAACCTCTGGCTCTTTAATGATCTTGACACTATCCCCCATATTAGCAATCTCACCGAAGTAGTCATTGTTTGTAATGTCTTCAACAGTAGATGCCTTGCGGAATGCAAGTTGTACTTGCTTTGAATAAATAACTGGTGAAAAGTTGCCATTCGGCAGCGATCCATATCCAGCAGCACTTGGAAAAGCCATTTTAATTCTCCTATAGATAAATGTATGGCATATACTAAAATACGCTCACTCAAGTTCCACAGGGCTGTATCAACTAGGTGTATGCCAAATCTCTTCTAGCTAAAGAGGATGACATAGGCTAGATCAACTAGGTTGTCTGCTTACTTTGTTATGCGTCACTAAATGACAAAGATCAATAAACTGTTTTTCAGTATAATCAAGCTTCATCCTATTGATAGGAACACAGACAAGTTGAATATTATCAACTGTATAGTCTTTGCTACTATCTACTCTGTCTAGGCTTACTGTATTAAGTTGGTGGCTTTCGCTAGTCAGCGGCAACTTAGTATAGACACATAGACCTTTTTGTCTCTGCCAAACATCATGAAGATGTTCAACAGTGATAAAACACTTTTTAGTCTTTCGTTCACCAGCCGTCTTAATTAGCTGATCAAACTTTTGATCAAGAGTCAAATTTGTGTATCTTTTTTGATTCTTGATTTTAATTTTTTCTTTGTTCTTTTTATAATACCGTTTGTCTTGGTCTTTAGCTTTCTCTGGATTAGCTTCTCGCCATTCCTTAAGCTTCACAGCTAAACAAACTTTACATACTGATTTGTAACCTGTGCCTGTGGTCTTACCAGATTTACCAAACTCACTCAACAACTTCTCTACACCACACTTGGTGCAGGTCTTATAATTTTCCATAATATCCCTAACTAGATAGAAAGAGCTAGGCTGTGAGTTAGCACAGTCAGGGGAGCTACCCTCTTCGCTCTGTTAAAGTTATACCAGTTGTTTCAGGTTTGTCAATACTTAACGAGCACTTCCGCTAATATCGTATACAAACTTACCTGATTGTAATGCTTTAGCAATAGCTTCTTGGTTCTTTTCATACTCAAAGGTAGACATTTTACTTACCTGTGACTCATAAAAGACACCATCTTTGCTCTCACCTGTAGGCGCAGAACGACTACCACGGGTGTTTACGCTTTCAGCAGCACCTCTATCTGGACTAGTCCTCTTAGCTTTAATACCTTTATCAGCCTTGTAAAGATCGATGGCACGAGCAGCAGCCCTAGCATCACTTTCATTATCATACAAAGCGTCCTGTACCCACTTAGGTTGTTCATCAACCCAGCTATGAAACTCATCATCATCACGAATGGCATCAAAGTCTGGATGCAACCGCATCAATTCAGCTTCTGCTTTGTCCTTAGATGTCTGATGCTCACGCTCATCTAGCTGTTTGAATCGTTCATCCAACGCTTGGGTTTGCTCTTTAGCCTTTTTAATTGCAATGGTTTCAACAATCTTTGCAACATCAGGATAGGCTCTAGCCCACTCATTCAACTCTTCTTCACTCTTAGGAAGCTTAATTTGCTTCTCTGTGCTGCTCTGTAGCTGTGAGCGAAGCTCATCAATTTGCTTTTGCAAAACTACTTGCTGTTGCTGAGAATGTCTACGCAGATCTCCATAACGCTTTTTAAAGCTCTTCTCTTCTGCGCTTAAGTTGCTATCATCACCATCGTTTCCTTCAGGTGGATTGCTCTTATCTTCAGCCAATTGTTTCAACTCAGCTTCTTCTTGTTCAATCCGATCCTTGTTAGCATTGCGCTTACCAAATGGAGAGAAAGCCTGAGCTTGTTGATTCTGGTTAATTACCGCTTCTGTCATAACATACCTTTAAGTTGGGGCTAACTGTAGCTGCATAGCAGGGAGATAGGTAGCCATATGGTGGGAAATTGTTGACACTCACCAGCCCACCTCTGGTTTGAGTATGCTAATTATATAGTATTATCTTTTAGAAGCAATGCCTTTTTTACGGGCAGGTGTTGGTTTCTTTGTACGCTTAGCAACTAAGCCACCTTTAGCAAATGCGCTATCTCCATCTGCTCCAGTACCGGGACCCCCTCCAGTATTACCACTACCATCTGTACCATCACTACCTCCACTTGTATTACCACTATTATCAGCAGCAGCGGTAGCAGCAGTAGACCCAGCTACACCCATACCATTTGTTGAAGTACCTTCAGAAACCCCCTCTGAAATTGAAGCATCATCAATACCTAATGCAGCAGCATTAGCTGCTAAGCCTTCTGGTGTAGAAGAATCAATACCAGCAGCGTTAGCTGTACCTACAGCAACAGAAGAAGGATTAGCATTTGTAAGACCATCAATAGCATTGGCAATGGCTCCAATGGCAATACCAATAGCAGAGTTACCAATAGCAGTGCCAGAGATACCTGTACTTGTTCCTACATCAGCACCCCCAGTTGGACCTGTTGGACCATCACCACCAGACTCAATTGTCTCTGTAGCTGTAACAACTGGTTTAGTTTCATCTTTTTTAGTCTCTGCCATAAATTGACCAGCAGATCCAGCAAACTCATATCCAGCAGGAATGGCTATGGAGGGCTTATCATTGAAGAAGGTGATATACATCACTCTGCCTTCTTTATTCTTATAAGCTCTAACATCTAAAGCTGGATTAGTGATGGATGTTTTAGGGATGTTGTATTTAGCAAGATAGTCTGTTCCAGCTTCAGCAAAACCACCAGCAGCAAACTTCTTCTCACCCATCTGCTCACCATCAACTTCTTTCATGATGTCATCAATCTCAGAATCAAAGCCTTCTTCATCTTCATGTAAGGCTTCTGGATTTTCTACTTGATCAGCATTACCCATCTGACCAATCTCTGCCATGCGAGACAAGCCTTGCTTAGCTTCATCACGAAGCTTCATCAATCTTTCAAGGCCAATGTATCTAACAACATCCGCAGGGATGACAAACTCACCCTCGCTCAGCTTAGCATCAATGTCATCTCTCACTTCGTTCTGTAAAGAACCGGGAGGTACATCATTACCTGACACAGGATCTACTGTGCCCCCCTGATCATTCATGCCACCTTCAGCGAACAGCCTATTCATATCGTTTGATGCCATACCACCCTCTGCAAATTTATTAGAAGCTTCTGGTGCTGGAAATTTCTCATTACCAGTACTAGATGCAAATGGACTCATACCTTTATTAATTCTGAACTTTGCCCATGATTCAGCTTTATCATAAATATCATCAGTAGGTTTCTCACCCTTTAATAAAATATCAAGTTCTTCTTTAGACAAGGTTGGAACAATTAATGGATACTCTACTTTTTTACCTTCGTATTCAAACTCAGATGATAGCTCTGTAGAGCTGTCACCATCTGGTCTTTTCAAGTCACCAAAAAATCCCTTACCTTTAGGTGAGATAGATCCATGCCGCATCCCATAAGGAGCAACCCCTTTATCAGTAAAGTTATCTTTCGACATTAACTTCATCCTTTAGATGTTTTAGTCTGCGTAAAGCAGCAACGGCTCCTTGAGCCTTTCCAATTTCACGAACATCAGTAGCTTGTTCTAAGTTTTTATGTTGCTGAGCAATTTCAGCATCAAGTAGTTCTAAGAACGCTTCCCATGTAGCGTTAGTGTTTACAAAGCCTTTAAGCTTGGGGAGGTACGGCTTGGACATTACCAGCAAATCCTTGTTCACCCGGCACTGGTGCAGCACCAACGCCAATATTTCCACCACCACCACCAGTCATATCAGCCACTGGAGGAGGACCACCTTCTGGACCACCAACAGGAGGAGCACCCTCTGCTGGTGCAGCAGGAGCCGTAGCTTGCTGCATTAACAATGCTTGACGCATTGCTTCTTCCATATTGTTAGTAACCTTGTCTGGATCTAAGTCCATGCTCTTAGCAATTTCACGAATGATGTATGGAAACTTAGCAAAGGGCATCAATGCAGGAGAGCTTGCTATCTGCAAGAACTGCATCAAGCGTTGACTCCTCACCTCATTAGCCATCAAGCTCTCTGTACCTCTGGCTGTAACTTCCAAGTCTCCTTTAATGCTTTGATCAAAATCAAATTGCATATTGAAACTAAAGAAAGCCTTACCCAAAGGAGCTAACAAATAATCATCCACATTCTTGATGATGGTTTTAACACTACCAGAAGCAGCATTCATCAACATAGAAATGCCTGAGGCTGTTCTACCTACACCACTCACACCTGTCTGTCCGTGTGCAAAGGAAGGCATACCTGTAGATTCATCAGCAAGCTGTCTTGCCTTATCAAACAGTTGTAAGTTCTCAGCAGCTACGTTAGGAAACTTAGTTCCAAACAAGCTTTGACCGGGAGCACCCCCCTGCCTTCTAAACACTTTACCGGGATAGACAGTCATGTCCTGACCGGGAACGAGATTGGTTTCATCAACCTCAAACACAAGGTTGCCAGACAACACCGCATTGTCTACAGCCATACGCATAAAACCATTCATGAGGGTCTGGGTGTCGTCCATGTTTTCGGCAACACCAATGCCAAATATAGAGTAGGGGTTTAATTCGCAAGGAGCAGCATAGTACGGAATGTTGGCTGGCTTAAACGGATTTAATACTAAGCGCATAATCTTGTTGTTACAAAACCATACGTTAGCTTGGAGTTCTTTATAGTTTTCTAGTTCTTTTGGAATGTCAATGTCATTCTCTACTAGTTTTTCAATATCAATACTACCCCAATATTCCAACACTTCAAATCTATCAGTGCCTAAATTAGGAGCATAGTCTCTTAAGTCATCTTCCCAATACTTCTTAATATAAGAAGAACCCTCATCAATAACATCTTCAATAACATTGGCTCTAAACAAAGGACGATTCTTCAAAGCCCTAAGTTGGGTAGCACTTAGCTTATGACGCTCAATAATATATTGAGCTTCTTCCATGTTAGTGGCATCAGGATCGGGATAGAAGTTCCAGATGGACACATGTGCTGTGTCTGGTACTGTCTTCATCTCAGGCTTGTAAGTACCTTCTTCATCCCAACTTGGATACTCTTTAGTTTTAGCGAATGGACCCTTCATGATGCCAGTGCCAAACAAAGCCATCTCAAAGGCAGTGGAACGCAGGTGCTTATTAGCACCACTCTCATCCAACTGGTCATGTATCTTCTTCTCCATCTTCTTAGCTGCCACCATAGCAGGATGGAAGGTGATGGAGGTAGGTGTTACACCCGGACCTTCTTTGAGATTTTCAGTGTCTTTAAGTTGGTTCTTAAATGGACCAAGCTTGTCCATCAAAGAAGAAAGTGTAGCACCCGGTGCTAGGTCTTTACCGTCACCTTTATAACCAAAGGGAGAAGCCATCTCAGGCTCAGCACCTTCTGGTGCTTTTGGATCTAAATGTACTGTATCTACTACACCGTCTGGTAGTACAGTGGGATCAACACTAAGGGGAAACTTGTTATTAGCAAATAACACATCGGTGATTTGACCATATGCTGCAAGCACCTTGGTCTTTGTCACCTTAATAAATACACGACTCTTCTCTGTCTCTGTAAATTTAACATCTGGTCCATAAAGACCACGATAGTTCCTATAAGCCTTGAGCCAACGCTGTTCATCCTGTCTGCGGTTTTCTTCAGACTTTGTATATCTTTCATTTAAGAAACTTAAAAGAGAACTACCAGTGAATGGAGTTTTCTCCCCATCTTTTCTGTCTCCTAAACCAATGGACTTATCATCCATGAAATTGTTTGTCGCCATAAATACCCTTTAATACCCGAATGTGGGGTCTGCCATCTTCATACCACTACCACCAGAGGTTAATGGATTGTAATCAAACAAACTACTGCGTGGTCTACTCATTACACCATAACGAATAGCATCGTATAAGTGATCTTCAGCTTTAGTATCAATATCTTCTGGGTTTCTCTTGTCCAAAGGTATGATGGGTAGCTGAGCAATCGTATTCACACAGTTGCTTGTTATAACTAGTCTTGGTTGTTCTGTAAAGGGGTCAAGTTGTAGCCTTCGATGCAGCTCATTCTTACCAGATACCCTACTTCCAGCA